AGAAAAGAAAGATGATTTTAAAGGTATGCCACCTTGTTTGATTACATTATTAAATGATGGTGTACCAGATGGTCAAAGAAACAATTGTATGTACAATGTTGGAGTCTATCTTAAAAAAAGATACCCAGACAAAGAAGAGTGGCAAGGACATATGTTTACTTACAACAAACAATTTATGGATCCACCACTAGATGCTAGTGAAATAAATACATTAATAGGGTCAGTAGAGGGTAAAGAATATCAATATAAATGTAAGGATGAACCTATACATAGTTTTTGTAATGCTAAAAAATGTGCACTACAAGAATTTGGTGTAGGAGATAATGCACCCACACCAGAAATATCAGAGATTAGAAAATATGATTCTGATCCACCAATATACTTTGCAACAATTGATGGTGAAAGTATTGAGGTAGACGATATTACATTGCATGATCCAGAAAAATTCTCGTTAGCTTGTATGAACCAGATAGGTAAACCTATGATGCCTGTAGCTAAACACTTGTGGCGTAGATTATTAATTAAATTATTTGCAAACTTAGAAATTATACCTGCACCAGATTCATCAAAATTAGATGTGCAGCTAAGAGAGATACTGGCAGATTATATAAATAAAACACCTGGTAAAGAATTAAAAGATGTGATGAGAGGTATTGCATTTACAGACACAGATGGTTTTACATATTTTAAATTCAAAGATTTTTGGAAGTTTTTATTAAAGACCAAATCATGGGCTGAAAAAACTTATCCTAAACAAAAAACAATGAGGTTTTTAGAGTCATTGTTTGAAGCAGTAGAAGATACATCTAAAAAAATAAATACAAAAACTGTAAGACTATTAAAAATGCCTACAGTTAAATTAGATAGACCTAACCCTAGAACAACGAAAGTAGAAAAATCACCATGGCTATAGTAAAGAAGATAATGGGACCACCAGGTACGGGTAAGACGTACAGACTAGTAAACCATTATTTAAAAAAAGAATTAGAAGAATATAAAACTAATCCAGAAAAAATTGCTTACATAACATTTAGTAGAGCTGCAGCAGAAGAGGCTGGAGAAAGAATTGAAGCATTGTTCCCAGATGCTAAGTTAAAATATATATCAACTATGCATGCTATGGGTATGAGACAGTCTAACATAGACGCTAACACACAGTTATTAACTGGTAAGAAGTGGAATAGATTTAAACAACAATATCTAGAATGGCAGAACGTGTCGTTTGAAACAACTGTTGATGCAGCAGGTAACCCTAGATATCAAAATACACATTTACAAATAATACAATACTCAAGATCTAAATTAATATCTATTGAGGATGCAACTGTAGAATTACAGAAACACCATGATATTGATGTGGATACCACAATACAATTAGAGACAGATTTAAAATCATTCAAAGAAGGAACCAATATGGTTGAATTCTATGACATGATTAACAAGTTTGTCGAGGAAGATCGATGTCCTCCACTCGATGTCATCTTTCTCGATGAAGCCCAAGACCTTAGTGCACATCAATGGAAATGTTTTGATTACATAAAATCAAAATGTAAGAGAGCTTACATAGCCGGTGATGATGACCAAACAATCTATGGGTTTCAAGGTGCAGATGCAGCTTGTTTTATGGCACAAGAAGGTGAGAGAGATGACCAAGAAATATCTCGTCGAGTACCTAGAAGCGTGCATCGAGAAGCTATAAAAATATTAAATAAACTTACCACTCGAATAGATAAAAAATGGATACCAAGAGATGCAGAAGGTAATGTTTTTAAGAACTATACTTTTGATGAGATTGATTTTTCTGCAGGTAAATGGATGATATTAGCTAGAACAAATAAACTTCTTATAAATATATCAGAACATTTTTATTCTCTGGGTATCAGATTTAAATCTAAAACAAATACTAGATTACCTAATACTGTAGTTGAGGCATATCAAGTTTGGACTCGATTAAATCAAGGAGCGTTTGTATCTGGAGAAGAAGCACAGACAGTGTACCAATACCTTGTGGTAAAGAAGGGACATGTAGCGAGAGGCTTCTCTGACGGTAAAAGTTTACAGAATGTAAAAAGTATTGATTTAGATAAATTAAAACAAGAGCATGGTTTATTAATACAAGGTGATTGGCAACAGTTACATATACCAGAACAGTATAAGGAATACATGCAAACTTTATTAGAACGAGGTGATGATTTAATGAAGAAACCAAATATAGAATTACTTACATTACATGGAGCAAAGGGTAAGGAGTGTGAGAATGTTTGTCTATTTCCAGATTACGGTACAGAAGGTCAAGATGAATTTATATATCGTAATGCATATGAAGACCCTGATCCAGAGCATAGATTATTCTTTGTAGGTACAACTAGAGCTAAAGAAAATTTATATTTAATGCAACCCACATCAGATTATTATTACACAATAGGAGAACCAATAGTATGAACAGAGGGGAGCTTGCAGTAATGGATTTATTATTCATAACAGCAATGACTTCAATTTGGATATCTATAGTATTATGAAAACATATGATAAACAAGTAGGTGGATCACATTACAAAGATATGGTGATTCAACCTGCAGATTTTATAAATAAAAACAAATTACTTTTTGCAGAGGGTAATGCAATTAAATATATTTGTCGACATAAAGCAAAAGGTAAGTTACAAGACATTGAGAAAGCGATACATTACCTAGAAATGATTATTGAAAGGGATTACAAATAATGTTTGAAGCACCTACTGAATGGATAAGTCCAGAGTCATTCCCTGATTTAAAAGATTACAAGTATATAGCAATTGATTTAGAGACAAGAGATCCAGATTTAAAATCACGAGGTTCTGGTGCCATAATTGGTAATGGAGAGATTGTAGGCATAGCTGTGGCTGTAGAAGGGTGGTCTGGGTACTATTCTTTTGGACACTCGGAAGGTAATTTTTTTGACAAAACAGTTGTAATGAGTTGGATAAAAGAAGTATGTGCCTTACCTAATGTAAAATTATTTCACAATGCAATGTACGATGTATGTTGGTTGAAAGCCTATGGTGTACCCGTCAATGGACATATTGTTGATACAATGGTTATGGCCTCACTAATAGATGAGAATAGATTTTTTTATTCATTGAATAGTCTATCAATAGATTATCTTGGACAAGTTAAGGATGAGACATCACTACGTGCTGCAGCAGACAAAGCAGGTATAGATGCAAAAGCTGAAATGTGGAAACTACCTGCCATGTATGTTGGAGCCTACGCTGAAAAAGATGCAGAGTTAACACTATCTTTATTTAAAAAATTATCTGTTGAGATTAAAAAACAAGATCTTACAAAAGTATTTGATCTTGAGACACAGTTATTTCCATGTTTGATTGATATGAAATTTAAGGGTGTTCGTGTGGACGTTCAAAAAGCTCATACAATAAAGAAACAGCTAGCATCGCAAGAAGAAAGCTTACTCCTAGAAGTAAAAAAAGAAACAGGGATAGAGCCCCAAATATGGGCAGCACGATCGATTGCCAAAGTTTTTGACAAACTTGGTTTATCTTATGTGAGAACTGAGAAAACAAAAGCACCTTCCTTTACTAAAAATTTTTTACAAGAACATAAAAATCCTGTGGTACAGAAGATAGCAAAAGCTAGAGAGATTAACAAGGCACATACTACATTTATTGATACAATTATTAAACACCAACACAAAGGTAGGATACACGCAGATATAAACCCTATTAGAGGAGATAGTGGGGGTACTGTAACAGGTAGATTCTCTTATTCTAATCCTAATCTCCAACAAATTCCAGCTAGAAACAAGCAGATAGGACCTATGATTAGATCGTTGTTTATTCCAGAAGAAAACCACACATGGGGGTGCTTTGATTACTCACAACAAGAACCAAGACTTGTAGTACATTATGCAGCTACAAAATTTAAAGGTGATGAAGAAGTTACAGATATTGTAGATAAGTTTCAAAACAATTCTGTAGATTTTCACCAAACCGTAGCAGACATGGCAAATATATCTAGAACACAAGCTAAGACAATTAACCTTGGATTGTTTTACGGTATGGGTAAAGCTAAACTACAAGCAGAGTTAGGTCTATCTACAAAAGATGAGGCTACAAAATTATTTAATAAGTATCACGAGAACGTACCTTTTGTAAAAGATTTATCTGATGCAATATCTAGAGATGGAGCAGCCTTTGGTTACATAAAAACTTTTGGTGGTAGGAGATGTAGGTTTAACAAATGGGAAATAGCAGAATGGAATGCAGGCAAACTTGTACCACCTATGAGTAAACCAGACGCAGAAGCTGCTTATTTTAAAAAATATCCAGAAGCTACAAAAGCTAATATTAGAAGAGCTTACACATACAAAGCATTAAATAAACTAATACAAGGATCAGCAGCAGATATGACTAAACAAGCTATGTTAGACTTATATAGAGAGGGTATTGTGCCTCACATACAGATACACGATGAATTAGACATTTCTGTAAAATCTCCAGAGCAAGCTAAAAAAATTATTGAAATAATGGAAACTTGTGTAACATTAAAAATTCCCAATAAAGTTGA